ATGATGGGCAAGACATACACGCCACGAGGAGCACCGATCATGATGACAGAGGAGGTCGCGATGGATGCATCACACAATCAGGAGCCGGTCGTGGTCCTGTATGATTTTCGAGATGGGATGGGGCCCGTGCCCGCGCATCAGCACCCGAATGGTGGAGGCTGGGTGTCGGAGACCGTCATGGTCGATGCGACCGCCTATGTGTCGCATCAGGCGCGTGTCTTTGGCGAGGCGCACGTGATCGAGAGCGCATCGGTGATTGGCACCGCGACCGTCTGTGGGCATGCCTGGGTCTCTGGGCGCGCAGAAGTCGCAGGCTATGCGACGGTGACGGGTCACGCGCACGTCTCCGAGGATGCGCGGATCTATGGAGGTGCGCAGGTGTATGGTCACGCGGAGATTACGGGTCATGCACAAGTCTCCCGTCTGGCGGCTGTCTCGGGCAGTACGTATGTCGCAGGGACAGCCCATGTCTCGAATAAGCAGGTGTTGGTGACGGGCTGTTTCACGTCCATTCCTGAGGGTCGAAGCGTGGTCGATCCCGATGTGCGTGATCCCGATCCACGCGTAGGATTGGAGGCCGTATGACGACGCCACACGACACCGCCTGTGAATTGCGCGGGCGCAATCATTTCAGCGGCAATCGATCATGTCATTGTGAATTGCGCGTACTCAAGGCGGAACTGATGACCCTCCGTGCTGAACGAGAGGCTGCACAACAGGAGCCACGCCGTGATCCACCGACAGCCCTGCGGTCATCGATGAGCGATGCTGTTCGGCGACTCGGATTCTGGGTGCCGGGATTTCACGACTACTAAGGAGAATGTACATGCGACGACCGACTGATACGGATCTGCTAGAGATTGCGCGCACGACGTTTCTGGTGACCACATTGACGAAGGTCGATGGGACCGAGACCTTTCTGATTGTTGCACCGAATGCGAACACACCCGCGGTGCTCGCCTTTGCGCGGCGCCTGCTGGAAGTGTATGGTCGCGTCGAGGAGGACGGTGCGATAAATACAGACGAGGTGATTGATGCAGGACACGTTTCGTGATGGTCGACCGCTTCTCACGTGGTATCACGCATGGAATATCGAGCAGCCACAAGCCCACGTCTATCTCGCGAAGGACGTCGATCATCTGCTCGATCTCGCCCAAGCGGAGATCGATCGATTGCAGGACGAGCTACACGCACACGCGATACGCGATCGCCATACACTGTCGGGCACCGCCGTCTAAATAGACGATAGGATCATGACGTTCGGTGATGATCGATCTTCGTCTGGAGGTGCCATATGCCTGGCGCGAACACGAGACGATGGTTCACCCGATTTGCCCTTGCGGTGAATCATGCGATTGCTCAGCCCTCGATGTTCTTTATGGCGACGTGCTCCATCATTGTCTGGCTGATGATGGGGCCGCTGTTTCGGTGGAATAATACGTGGCAATTGTTCATCAATACCGCCACGACTATTATCACATTTTTGATGGTGTTTCTGATCCATCACGCACAACATGTTCATTGGGCAGCCATGCTGCCACAGGAAGAGGAAGACGAAGTGACGCACGCCCGCGCAGCACGTTTCGTGGTCGAGTATGTCTATCAGCAGAAGATTGGTGGTAGTATGTGCCGATCACGACTCGAATCCAGTGTTCAGCAATTAGCCCATCCGGCTGCGCGTAGTGAGACGGCCGTTCTTGCGTACTTACGAAAACGACATCCTCAACACGACGTCACGCTACTCTCACTCGAATTTCAGAATGTCTCCGGTGTTGCTCTGTAATTCGTCTGCGCAGACGCGAGGTGCTTCGGCATCTCGCGTTTGTTATGTCAGCAGACCATCATTTCTCATGAGACGCATATGGCAGTACATTTGCTTTTTGCTTGTAGCATGATGAGATCACTGACGAGGACCAATCCCATGTCGTCACAATCACTACAGGAACTGTTTCGCTTGCCGGAGTCCGTGCTGACCCAGCATGAAGACTACGCGGGCGGCTCCACGTCCAACGTCGCGTATGAAGATTGGGGCGACCTGAGCGAGGACTCGGAGTATCAGGGCAAAAAGGTGACACTCAATAAGCCGTTCCGTGCAAGTGGCGGCTCACATAAGTTCTATGTCTACGTGAAGAATGAGAAGGACAACGTTATCAAGCTCGGCTTCGGTGATCCGAATCTGTCGATCAAGCGGGATGATCCAGAACGTCGTAAGAATTTTCGCGCTCGACACAATTGTGATAATCCCGGCCCGAAGTGGAAAGCGAATTATTGGTCGTGCCGCAACTGGTCAACTCGAAACGTATCGGATATCACAGAAGCTGTGATGACGGACAAAGATTGGGCAAAACTTAAAAAAACGACGTGGATGCTGTCGTTCTTCACCACGGCCGACAGACAGATAAAATTGGGCGCTGTTCGGATTGACGCCCCAACGAATCCCGACGCTGTCGGTGCGGTTCCCGCCGCTGTCAAGATGAAACAATACGGCATCTATATCAACATTCGTCCCGATGGCGTCAACGGCGGCGTCAACGAAGCGGGACTTAAACGTCTCCGCATATTTTTTCACTATCTGACAGACAAGAAGGTGCCCTATCGATTCAGTGGCGACGAACCCGGCAAGCCTTCGGCGAAAAATAAAGTGCTGTGGGCGCAACTCACGGCCTTGTTGAAGTAAAAATGAAGGATTACATACAGCTATGCCTACAAAAGTTAAGTCATTGCTCAATATTGCCTCGTTCGTGATCGAACAAGTCAAGGAGCGCGTCGATCGTCGCGCCGAACGCCGCGCCGAACGTGACAAGCCCGTCGATGATGGCCTTGCCGAAGAATCACAATCCGACACAGCGGACCTCACGGTCGATCGGACTTAGTATGAGACTCGCCAGCATTCTCCTTGTCGCAGTCATGAGCAGTGGATGCCTGTCCGTGACCTTTTATGCCAATACGTATGCATTGACGGCAGTTCCAGATCTCCCGATTCAAGTCGTCATTATCGACAGTCGTTGGCCGCCGCCCATTATCATTGAACGGGACCGCCGTCGTATTATGAAACTCGATGAACTGCGGCCGCGCGATCGGCATCCGCGCAGACGACATCGACACGATCGCTAAACAAGGCAGTCTGGATGTTGGGATTCCATGATATACTTGTTCTTGTTGTTGAGCATCACACGTTGAACGCCACACGGCGAGAGACACGATGACATCGACACACAAAAGGCAGTTCACGACAAGAATGTTCATGAGATAATTATTCTTGTCGAAACAAGTACGGTTGCTTACACTGTCCGGCGCCGCGACTTTCACAATGAGGACAGTTCACAAGGTAAAACATTATGACCCGTATTAACACGCCTGTCGTCTCCGTCCGTATCCTCAACTTCCTGAAGACCGGTCGCGACATCACGACCAAGCAGGCGCGCTCGCGTTTCGGGATCACGAACGTCTCGGCTCGTATCTCGGAACTGCGTCAGGCGGGATATGCGATCTATCTCAATCAGAAGACGTCGTCGAACGGTCGTAGCTTCAACGTCTATCGCCTCGGCAAGCCGTCGCGGCAGATGGTCGCCATCGCGAATCTCGTGATGAGCGAACCGAGCTTCGCGCCGATCGTGGCGGAAGCACTCGGTCGAGTGCGCTCGCTTGACGCCACGCTCACCGTCAAGAGCTAGTCTCATACGTCGTTAACTCTGCGTGAGAGGGGCGCGGTGTCCCTCTCACGCACCAACTGAGGTATCTATGTCATTTCTCTGTACATGGTTTGGTATTTTTTGCCCGAAGACACCCGACCCCCCGGCTCCTCCATCCGATCGTCTGATTAGCATCGACGTCAGCGGCCCCACTGAGTTTGTGGCCACGCTCGTGCCGGATATGTTTCCACCCATTGTTGGTGAACGACAGGTGCCTGAAGCGCCGTGGCATATTACATTTCCCGTGCCGGGTTCGGTGAATGGCGGCGCAAACATCCAGATCGTAGCCGAGGGCTGGGCGGACTCTATTACGCGTCTGTCCGTGCAAAGCAAGACGGTCGATGAATTGGGCGGCATTCCTACGACGGACACCCAGTGTGACGCGGTACAGTTGATCCCCGCGACACCTGCTGTGCATCCACGCAGGGGTGTGCCACAGCTCACAGGGCGCGTCTTCTCCGATGCGGAGGGTCCCTATCTCGCTCTCGGAACGTCGCTGTTCTGGGCTCCGTGGGCGTGGACCAATGACCGTGAGAAGCTGAATGCGAATCTTGCGTATGTGAAGGGTCGCGTAGACTACATCCGCGTACTGCTTGCGGTGGGACCGGGTGGTCTGTGGGACCAGCGATTGTCCACGATGCAGTCCATCATCGCCAACGATACGCTGCGGCATCTGGCGAATCATGCCTACGACAACTACGGCATTCGTCTGATGCCCACGATCTTCGGCACCGTGCAGGGTACGCAACTGGAACGCGATGCCTTCGTTGATTATGTGGCACAGACGTCTCAGGAACTCGGCGAGAAGATTCATCACATTGAAGTCGCGAATGAAGGCGATAACAACGGCTTCCAGCGTGAGAAACTCATCGAGTATGTGGCGCGTATCAAGCGGGTATATACTGGAGCGGTCGCACTGACGGCGCCCGTGTCTCAGAGCCCTACGGACTACTACAAGGATAGTGGTGCGAACTTGATGTCCCTCCATCTCGAACGTGATGTGAATGGCACGGGTGGAGTGTGGCGCCCTGTGCGTCAGCCGCGTGAGGGTCAAGCAACGGGATGGTCATGGAGCAGCAACGAGCCAATCGGTATCGGTTCGTCCGTCGCGCAGGATGACGATCCGCTGCGTCTCACGATGTCTGCGGCCCTTACATGGTTGTGTGCCGGTGCGACGTATGTCATGCACACGGGCGCAGGCATCTACGGTATCGAGTATCAGGCATCGACTGCGTATCGTCGTGCAAATCTGTGGGAACAGCCGACAATGTCCGCAACGCTTGATGGCCTTGCGTCACTGCGTCGATTGCTGCCAGCGGATCTTCCGAACTGGCACTGGTTGAACGGCAATCCGAACTTTGCGGACTATCCGTTTCAGACTGATCCACTCGTGAAGGAGGACAGCGTCTTGCGATCGTTCCTCTCGACGGACGGCACGAACTTTGTGTGTATGCCCATTCGAGTTGCGCAGGATACGCCGTATATTGCGCGTCGTCCGATGCAGTTCACACACTATGACCCGCTCACGGGCGAGATGTTGGGGCAAGCGCAGCTTCAGCCTGGTGAATCGTATGTCCTGACAGGTGCACCCAATGGGCAGAAGGCCGCCATTTTCATTGGACGCTATCTCTAACACGCTGTAACACTTCGACTAGGCGAAGTAAAACCATTTTAGGCCTAGTGCGGCACACCGCAATCTGTAAATATATGCTCGTCAGAGCAATGACGGTGTGCGTAATGCGGAGAGCGAGGAAACTTCTTCGTGGATGATCGCACTCGAAATAATGTAACGGAACACGGCCACAGGGATTGCAATCCCTGTGGCATTTGTGTTTCTTGGAGTCCGTTCTATGGATAAATACTGCGACATCGGTACGGGGTCCGCGAGTGGACACGGTAGTGATAATAGCACGGGCGATGGCGCAGGTGCGGGATCTCATGACGGACGTGGCACCAGCCATGCGGACGGTTATGGCGAGGGATTCAGTGATGGCGGTGGATTCGGTGACGGTGCCGGTTATGGAAGCGGCTATGTCGCTGGCTGCGGCGACATCTACGCGCACGGTTGCGGTGAAGGGCGGCGATGCTAATATGCGACCTGCTATTGAACTATTCGTGATCCAATTTACGTATTATCTATTACTCGTCCTGAACTATCGCGCTGTCGGCGCGGTCAATTACATGGCGACATTTCTCAGCGACATTGCGATCGCCACACTCGTCTTCATGTCCATTCAACGTGTCGCGGCCGCACGAGCGGACGCTGGCGATACTGTGTGGTTCTCGTACGTCGTCGGTGGTGCGTCAGGTGCCGTTGCTGCATTGTGGATTTCCACACATTGGCTTGGCGTATAATATGATCCGGTAGCTCAGTTGGTAGAGCATCTGACTTTTAATTAGAGGCGCGTGGGTTCGACCCCCACCCGGATCACCAATCATCACCGTTGCGATATATATACGATAGAGTCGCAACGTTTCGTGCTATAATTATTTTCACGTCCCCCTTTTGAAAGGATACCATGCCAAAACTTGAAATCCCCATCGACGAACTCCGTAAGAAAAAAATCTTCATCGCCACCCCAATGTACGGTGGAGCGTGTATGGGATCGTACACAAAAGCGTGTCTCGATCTCAATACGATGTGCCTGAAGTATGGCATTCCAGCCCAGTTCTACTTCCTGTTCAACGAGTCGTTGGTGACACGCGCACGAAACTATCTCGTGGACGAATTCCTACGTGGCGATGCGACGCATTTGATGTTCATCGACAGCGACATCGACTTCAATCCTATGGACGTCCTTGCACTGCTGGCGTACGATAAGGACATTATCGGCGGCCCGTATCCGAAGAAGACGATCGCGTGGGAGAAGGTCTTTGACGCGGCGAAGCTTGGACTCGCGGACGACAATCCGAACAAGTTGGAAAACTACGCCGGCGACTACGTCTTCAACGTCGCGCCAGGTACCGAAGAGATTCGCATGGACGAGCCCGTCGAAGTGCTCGAAATCGGTACCGGCTTCATGATGATCAGTCGCGAGGCCTTGCTGAAGTTCCGTGACGCCTATCCCGAATACAGCTACGTGCCCGATCACAATCGCACGAAGAATTTCGATGGCTCTCGTGAAATTCACATGTTCTTTCAGGCACTCATCGATCCCGAATCGCGTCGATATCTCTCTGAGGACTATATGTTCTGTCAGTGGTCGCGCAAGATCGGGATCAAGATCTACTTCTGCCCGTGGATGAAGATGAAGCATGCCGGCATGTATATCTACGGTGGCTCACTCACCTCACTGGCTGAACTGTCTCATAAGCAGCGCGAGGCGGACTTCACCACACCAGTGGTACGCGATGCGTCCGAAGTGGTGATCGCAAAGTCCAAGCCGCAGCAGGCATAATCCGTGCCTGAAGTGAACGCGTTCTATGGCATCGTTGGTTTCATTGCGAGTGGGAAGAACGCGTATGCGGACGTGCTGCTCGGTGATACACCGGGGCAGTCGCACAGCTTCGCAAGCGCACTCAAGGATGGCATCGCGGCTATCTTTGGCTTTCCACGTGATCTGATTGAGGGCAAGAGTCCAGAGTCGCGCGAATGGCGAGAACAACCTGACGAATACTGGTCACGGATGTTTGGGCGACCGATGACCCCGAGGCGTATTCTACAGGAAGCGGGCACGAATGCGTTCCGTGCATGGTTTCCTGACATCTGGATCGCCGCCTCTGGGCGACGGGCCATCGGGCCCGGTATCCACGTCTTCACGGATGCCCGTTTCAAGAATGAGATGCAATGGATACGTGATCAGCAGGGGCTCATTGTGTGGGTACATCGCCCGAGTACGAGTCTGCATTCAGCCGTAGCGCGTGATCGAGCGATGGTGGAGAATCTCATCTCGGGCACGGTGTCGCTGGCGACCGTGCAGCCGATGTTTCTCAGTGAGATACACACGAGTGAAACATCGTTTCTGACTGAAGGGCAGTCATTGATTGATGTGGTCATCGTGAATGATGGCGACGTCATCGATTATACGGCATTGATCAGGCACGTGGAGGTCCTCCGATCGCGTGGAGATCTGGCATCCACGTTTCCTTTTCGACAGACAACGCTGTATGTGATGACGCGTGGTGATTCTTTTCAATGGAAATGGCACGACTGCAACGGGTATCACACACGATACTATGATATGATCAATATGTTGATTGGGGAAGGATTTGACGGGCCGTATGTTGAAACAAACTATTGATCCTACGCGTTCACCGTGGATGTCGTGGGAAGAAGACCGGCACACGCAGACAGTCTGTAAGCACTGCTCACAGCACTATCGACCCTATGTCTCGGATGAAGAGAATCATGAGTTGTGGTGTAAGTGGTGGGAAGCATACGCCGTGTACGTGGACAAGTTGATTGATAATGATGATGAAGAAAGAGGATATGATGAGTGATTACCAGATCAGTGAAGCAACGAAGAACATTCTGAAGAACTTCTCAAGTATCAATCCCAGTATTCTGCTCAAGACGGGTGCGACACAGAAGACGATCAGTTCGTCGAAGAGTGTGCTCGCCATTGCGGAGTTCACGCCGGCGTGGCCGCAGGATACCGCAGTGTATCAGTTGCCCGAGTTGCTGGCCAATCTGTCGAGCTACGAAAAGCCGCTGCTGATGTTTGAGGACAGGCAGTTCATCATTCGTGGCGTGAAGAGCCCGTCGCACGTCGAGTATCCCTATTCCGATCCGTCTGTCATTCTGACAGCGCCGGAGAAGGATCTGCCTATCGGGAATCCGCTGGCCGTCTTCACGCTGCCGGACTCCGCGGTGAGAGAGATCAAGAAGTTCGCCGCGATCAACAATCTGCCGATCGTGATCATCGATGTGGATGGCGAGAAGCAAACGATTGTCGTGAAGCCGCTCGACGACAAGAATCCCACGTCACGTGTGTATTCGTATCCGGTACACACGGACGCGAAGAACATCACCACGCTGGACAGCAGCGCGAAGATTCAGGTGAAGTTTCGTCGTGAAAACTTCGATCTCGTGATGGACGGCGGCTACACCGTGAGCGTCGGCAACTGGCCGTATATTCACCTCTCGCACAACACGGAGCCGGTCTCGTACTACATCGTCCAGAAGTCCTAAACGAATATAGAATGATGATCATCATCGGATTGGTCGCACTTGTCTGGCTGACGATCATCATTCTTATTCTTCGATTCTTTCTGGGCGTAAAGATCATGGGCATCCCATCCAATTTGAGAAAGACAACATACAATGAATCCGGCTATCAGTAACGCTCGTCGTGAATTTTTTGTGTTTGTGGAGAAGTATCGCCCGCAGACACTTGATGAATGTATTCTCTCTAGCGGTGTGGAGAATATGCTTCGTGGTATTCTCGCGCAAGGAGATCTGACCAATCTACTCTTCACGGGCGGCGCAGGCGTCGGTAAGACGACGGTCGCAAAAGCTATTGCCGCTGAGTTGAACGCCGATGCGATTGTCATCAATGCGTCAGACGATAACGGCATTGAGATGCTGCGCACGAAGCTCAAAGATTTTGCGAGTGGCATGTCGTTTGAAGGCAAGCGAAAAATCGCGATCCTTGACGAAGCAGACTATCTATCGCCCCATGTCCAGCCTGCGCTTCGCGGCTTTATGGAAGAATTCGCGGCGACGACGTCGTTCATTTTCACCTGTAATCACAGTAATCGTATCATCGCGCCACTCCATTCGCGATGCTCCATCGTCAATTTTACCATTCCCAAGGCAGAACGCCCTGCGGTGATGGGGCGCTTCGCGACTCGGGCATTTCAGATTCTTGATGCGGAATCGATTCGATACGACAAGACGCTCGTGATGGAGGCAGTGAAACTGCATTTTCCCGACTTCCGTCGTACACTGAACGAACTCCAGCGATTCTGTGTTGTCGGTGAACTGTCGCGAGAGATCCTCTCGCAGATGTCCGACAAGGACATCGCCACGTTGTACGCCATTCTTGCGTCGAAGAACTTCAACAATCTCCGCAAATGGATTGCGGATCATGACGACATGAACGAGGCGCAGTTCTATCGTATGCTGTCGGAGACATTGCCGACGCATCTTGAACCCGCGCATCTACCCGAGGCGATCGTACTCCTCTCGGACTACTCCTATCGAGTTGCGTTTGCCGCAGACAAATCTCTGAATTTTCTGGCGTGCTTGACTGAGATCATGGGCGGCTTTCCGGTAAAGTGATGCGACTACAGGACAAGGCTCTTCTCGCGGTATCTATGCTTGCTGCTGGCTTGGCGGGTGCGGTCGTCGCTGCACTTCTAGGCGGAGGTCACTGATGGCGAAGAAGCAATCGAGACTATTCGACTACGTCAATGCGATCTCGTCTACGAAAGACGCATCCTTTCTCGATGATGTAGACTTTGCGAAGCAGTATATCCCGTTCATTGTGAATCGTGCGTTCTCGTATCACGCAGATTCTGTGATGGCGGCAAACATGGTGAATGAGCGCCCGTGGCTTGCGCCTGAATTACAGGCGCAGTTGTTACTAAATACACTCAGATCACGGAAACGATACAGTCCGTGGCACAAGCATATGGTTTCTGACGATGTTCGTGTCGTTGCTGAGTATTATGGATGTAGCCTGCGGCATGCCAAGACACTTACCGACCTCCACACGTCAGACCAAATTTCATACTTGCGTTCACGCATCTATAAAGGTGGATGTACGCCAGTGACGGGGTCGGACTATGACACACGCTCATCTCCCTGATTACGTGGCTCCGCCGCATATCGCACAGGTCATTCGCGAATGCGTCGAGATCAAATTGAAGACACCCGAGGACTTTCTGAAAGTGAAGGAAACCCTCACGCGTATGGGTGTCGCCTCACGTAAAGATCGGATGCTCTATCAGTCGTGTCACATTTTGCACAAGCAAGGACGATACTACGTCGTGCATTTCAAAGAGTTATTTCTCCTCGACGGCAAAACGCAGCAGACACACTTCGACGAGTCTGATCGCGCTCGTCGTAATACCATCGCGAATATGCTGGCAGAGTGGGGGCTCGTGGAACTTGTTGATCCGAAGCGCAGTGCCGCGCCCGTTGCGGCAGCAAATCAGGTAACAATCATTCCGTTCCGCGAGAAGCCGCAATGGACCTTGACCGCGAAGTATGAAATTGGAAAACGCAAGTTTGAATCGTAGGAGTATGCATCGTGATCGTGAATGTATTCGGTGAGCCGGGAAGTATCCAACCTGAACGTAAGAGTACGGAAGCGGCTGCATATGATGTGACGGCGTATTGCCCCGATGCGCCTATTTTTCTGCATCCGCTTCAGGTTACAAAAGTACCAACAGGCTTGTTCTTCACATTGCCCAAAGACTCGACGATGCTCGTATGTAGCCGCAGTGGTCTGGCCGCAAAGGGCATTCAAGTCATCAACGCACCGGGCATCATCGACAGTGACTATCGCGATGAAGTCTGTGTGCTGCTTGCCTATATCGCCCCACCCGATTCAGCAGCCGTGATGATCAATCACGGTGATCGCATCGCACAGCTACTCTTTGTACCGCCGATGCCACATCCGACATTTGTGCATGTAGACGATCGCGACTCCCTTCCGACACGTGAGACCACGCGTCGTGGAGGATTTGGCTCAACAGGAGTCTGATATGGCATATACAATCAGCGACAACGGATGTCGCCTTATTCAAACGTTTGAGGGGCTCTGTCTGAAATCTTATCGAGACATGGCCAACATTTGGACGATCGGATACGGTAGCACACGCATCAACGGCATACCGGTCGTACAGGGGCAGAATACGACACTTGAGGAAGCGACGAATGCATTCCGTACAGATACGGCATCCATCGGTGTGTTTCTTTCTCAGAGTGTGACCGTGCCGCTGACGCAGAATCAAGTGGATGCGCTGTTCTCGTTCTGCTATAATGTGGGAGTCGGATCATTCACACGATCATCATTGCGCAAAACGATTAACGGCAAGAGGGAGGTAATCGAGAAGTTATTCACAGATTGGAATAAAGTACGGGACGCACACTCGAATATCCTCGTACCGGTAGCAGGATTGACGACACGGCGTAAAGCCGAGTATACACTATTCAGTAAACAGGAGTCAGTATGATCGCATTTAGTATTTTTATCGCCGCGCTTGTCGCGTTCATCGGTGGTTTCACGCTCGCCAGTCGTCGTAGTAACAACGAGCGATCATTGGAATTGCAGTTCCAAGGTGTGTATGATGCTGACGCGGACATACGTCGTGAAATCCACGATGCGACCGCCCGCTTCGAGGCCGAGATGGCGCGCCGTGATGCGGTGGTGAGCAGGGGGATTGAGAACATCTATCGGACGCTGGCCGATCTTGATCGTCGCGTCGAAACGATCGAATATCTCAATACGGTCTTGAATCCGAATGAGGTGCAGTAATCATGATAGATTTTTTTGCACTGATTCTCAGCGTTCTGATCTTCGTCCTTGCAGTCTACGGCGGGCAGCAGTTCTATGAAAAGTTCCGCAAGCAGCGTCGGCATACGTACGCATCTGAACCTCAGACGCCGGAAGAAATCGAAGAGTTCTGGCGTGCATTCGCAGAAAACGAATCAACTGCATTTGATGACAATGAGTGGGACAATCACACCGATCATGAGTGGGACAATCACACCGATCATGAGTGGGGCAATCACACCGATCACGACGATGCGGTGCCTGAAGAATCGGTAAAGCCGCGTAAGCGTACGATTAAAAAGATCACGACCAAGAAGCCGCGATCGGCGAAGGAGTAATAATGGCAGACGTTCGACTTGTTCATCTCGCAACGGGAGAAGATGTGATCGGTGCGGTCACCTTCAGCCCCGAAGACAGCACGTATCACATCGAAGAACCGGTGTCGCCGCATATGCAAATGGACCCCGCGACAAGCGGCGTACGTGTCGGTCTGATGCCTCTGCGGCCGTTTGCTGAAGAGACTCCGAAGGTCATCATCTCAGCACTGCACGTGGTCTATGTCACGCCGGTCTCTGATCAGATGCAAAACGCCTATCGTCAGTATCACAGCAGTATTGTTGTGCCGGAATCATCGTCGCTCAGTTCGTTGCTCAAAGGATAAGACTTCGTGATACCATAGATGTATGCGCGAACGATCATTGTTGAAGCCCGAGTTTACCGACACGCTCAGACCTGATCTCCAGTATACATACGTCACGACCATCGGTTCTCGTGTCTACGCACGGGCACGTAGCGCCGATGGTCGTGCGGTATTTGTGGAGTCTCAGTATAAACCCACCTACTATCTGCCTGTAGACGTCTACACCGGTGACGCCTCATATGACGGGCGCCCACTACAAGCTGTCCAGTGCCCATCCATCCGTGATGGCAAAAAGTTCCTCGAAACGCATCCCGACGCATACGGCTCGATTCAGCCCGAGTATATGTTTCTTGCGGACGCGCTCGGTGCCACGGAGATGCAGCCAGATACGGAACGTCTGCATATCTGGAACATCGATATCGAAGTGGATTCCGAAACTGCGTTCGCGCCGCCAGATAATCCATTCAACGAAGTCACGGCGATTACCGTGATGTGGAAGCGCGCCGGTGAATCGGGAACGATTGTCTACGGCACAAAACCCTACATCGCAGACGACACGATCACCTATCACGAGTGTGCGAACGAGGATGATCTGCTCTCGAAGTTTATGAAAGATTGGCGCGGGGGCGGCGACTATCCAGACATCGTGACCGGCTGGAATATTCAGTTCTACGATCTACCCTATCTGGTGAATCGCATGATGCGACTCTGGGGCGGTGTGGAACATGTTCAAGATCTCTCACCGTTCCGTCAATTGACCACGCGTCAGATGTGGATCAATACCCGTGAGCAGATGGTCGTGGACATTCGTGGCGTGACGATCCTCGACTACTACGAACTGTATCGCAAGTTCACATTCACGCAGCAGGAGTCTTACCGACTCGATCACATCGCGCACGTGGAACTGGGCAAGCGGAAGCTGTCCTATGCGGAGTATCATTCACTCTCGCGGCTCTATCAGGAGAACTATCAGAAGTTCATTGATTACAATATTCAAGATGTCCAGCTTGTCGCGGATCTCGATGACAAAATGAAGTTGATCGATCTCGTGTGTGCGCTCGCGTACAGTGCGAAGGCGAACTTCACGGATACGTTTAAGCAAGTGCGTTTGTGGGATGTGATGATCTATCACTATCTTCGCGCACAGGGCAAACAGATTCCGCCGCGTAGAAATGTCGAGAAGACCGAGCAGTATGCCGGCGCGTATGTCAAAGATCCCCAAGTCGGGCAGCACGAGTGGGTCTGTTCTTTCGACGTCGCCAGTATGTATCCACACATCATTCGTCAGTGGAATCTCTCACCCGAGACACTGATGGATCGTCGCACAGTCAACAAGTTCACCGTCGATCAGCTTCTGAGTCGGAACATCGATACGCAACTGTTGGTCGGCGAGAGTGCGGGCAACGACAACGCGCTGGCAGCGAATGGTCTTCAGACATCACGGAGTGTAGAGGGGTTTCTCCCCGCCATGCTCAAGAGCTTGTACGACGAGCGTATGTGTTTCAAGAATCTGGCGACAGAGTCGAAGAAGCGGCGCGAGTTGCTCGACAAGTCTGATCCGCAATACGCGGTGCTGACCAGGCAGATCGCTGCGTACAACAATCAGCAGATGGTGCGTAAGGTAAATCTCAACTCGGCATACGGAAGTCTCGGCAGCAACTACTTCCGCTTCTATGATACGGACATGGCCGAAGCCATCACAGTCACGGGTCAGTATGTGATTCGTCACGTGGCAAATCGAGTGAATGCGTTTCTCAACAAGACGTTCTCGACGGATGAAGACTACGTGGTCGCGTCAGACACGGACTCGATTTATGTGAGACTGGACCGTGTGGCACATCGCTACAACAATCCTGATGCGGGCAAGACGGTAGATTTTCTTGATCAGTTCTGTGAAAAGGCCATGTTGAAAGTCGTCGATCGGGCATTTGACGAGATTGCCTCGTATCTGAACGTTGCCGTGCCCTGCTTGACGATGTCACGTGAGGTCGTGGCCACGCGTGGTGTCTGGACGGCGAAGAAGCGGTATATCCTCGACGTTGCGGACACCGAAGGTGTACGGCATACGACGCCGAAGCTCAAGATGATGGGCATAGAAACCGTGAAGTCGAGCACACCAGCAATCTGTCGCCAGATGCTCACCCATGCGCTTACCCTGATGCTACGCAAGACGCAGGAGGATGTCTGGGACTATGTCTATGCGCAGCGCGACGTCTTTGGTCGAGCGCCATACGAGCAAATCGCGTTTCCACGATCCGTGAACACGCTTGCTAATTATGATGGAGACTCCAGAAGCTTGCCCATCGCCGTGCGTGGCGCCATGGTCTACAACGCACATGTCGGGCAACTGGGCGGTAACTATGAACTCATCAAGCCGGGGCAGAAGATCAAATTCGCGTATCTCAAAGTGCCCAATCGATTGAATACGAATGTGATCAGTGCGCCCGATGGCTGCCCGTCTGAATGGCAGATCGAGTCCATTCTCGACTATCAGACACAGTGGGAAAAGTCATTCATTGAACCGCTACAGGCAATTCTGTCCTGTATCGGATGGAACACGGAGAAACAAGATGTCCTCTTTTAATCTGACGTCGCCGCTATCTTGGGTCGGATCAAAACGATGGCAAGTGCCGCACATTCGTGCGTTGTGGCGTGGGCACGAATCGCGTCGCTACGTTGAGCCGTTCTGCGGTGGACTCTCGATGGCACTGGGACTCGAACCGAACGTGGCGCTGATCAATGATGCGAATCCCTATCTGATCAACTTCTATCGATGGCTACAGCATGGCTGGGAGTATCACGAGTCAGATCGTCTGCCCAATACGCCGGAGATGTACTATACGATCCGTGATGCCTTTAACGCGAGGCTCTCACACGAGACACTCGACGATGCGAAACGATTCTACGCGTTGAATCGTCTGGGCTATAAGGGCTTGTTTAGACTCAACAGTCAAGGCAAGCTGAATACCTCATATGGGCATCGTCTAGGTAGCGCATTCGATAATATTGGCGCCCCGAACTACACCGCATATCGTCATGTGATGGAGACATGGGTGTTCAGGAGTGGTTCATACGCGTCGATCGAACTGCGTCCTGATGATTTTCTGTATCTCGATCCACCCTATGATACCGAGTTCACCAAGTATCTCGCAGGAGGTTTCACATGGAACGATCAAGTGGCTGTCGCGGAGTGGGCGGCCGCACACTCTGGGCCTGTCGTTCTCTGTAATCAAGCCACACCGAGGATCATGCAACTCTATCAAGATCTCGGATTCGATCTAAGCTTCGCGAATCGCGTCGAGCGTATGCGGTCATCGAATATGTCTTCGGCGCGAGAAGTCATCGCGACACGAAATCTGACTCTGTCTCAATCCACACTCTGCTAAGGAGCTATTATGTTTCGCCCTATTCTGTTCGTCGTTGGTCTGACGCTTTCCTGTGTCGCTGCGTTCTACTCGGTCACGGGTCTGGCGTTTGTCTTCGCCGGCGCATTCTGGCCCGTGGTCGTCATGGGCACCACACTGGAAGCTGCAAAGGTCGCCGCCGCGTCATGGGTGTTTCGATACTGGAAAACTGCATCAAAACCCCTTGTCGTGTATCTGAGTCTCGGTGTTGTATTGACGATGCTCCTCACCGGCATCGGCATCTTCGGATAT